CCTAGCACGGTAATTGATGTGTCGCCGGGATTATAATCTTCGGCAAGCACAACACGAATCCCATCACTTACATGATAGAGTTCAACATTGGTGTCAAGACTTGCAGGAAAATTACTTGAATTGACCATTATATCACCACGATTCTGTCTGTTAGAAAGGCTCTTTGTAGTTTTTGATTCTCGAACAAAGTCAGCAGAGAAGGCCTGTATTCTCCCGGTTTGTCATAAACATAGGTCGTCATATGCATATTCGGATCATATTCGGTAATTGAATTGCCCTCTACTTGTTCGCCATTATGTTTGCCAGCGCCGTCAAATACCCAGAATCGTTGAACGATATTGCCATCGGTTTGGTCCATGTATGTAAATGTTGTGGCAAGATTGGGATTTCCAAGAGTTTCGGTTGCATATTTGAGAGAATATCCGGGTATAATCGTGTCGGTGGTTGGCAAAACATAAAAAAACGGCTGTCTTTCAGATTCGTTGATTGTTATGTATCCATTTTTCTCCGCAATGCCTTGAGCTCCAAGGGTGCTGATGATATTTAATTTGACTGTGTAATTGCCTTCTTTTTGATAGGTGTGCACAGGTGATCTATCGACAGATGTCGTGCCGTCTCCAAAATCCCAGAGGTTGCGGACTAATGGTCCTGTACTGAAGTTTTGAAAGCGCACTTTGGTGCCGGGAGGACCCTTGGTGGGTTGAGCACGGAAGACCGCCCTTGGTGCCAAAAATTTGTTTTCTTGCGCCTTAAGAATTTGATTTAGCGATCCTGTAGCTGGCAAGACTTCAATGCCTAAATCCTGTTCTATGTTTAGGATGGCATCTTTGCAGGAATTATGGTGCTCTGCAAAAACGCTGTTGGTCACAAAACTTCCAACAGGCCAATAATTCTGTCTAGAACCAGCAAAACCTCTAATAATGTTTTTAAAAGCACCGTTTGTCTTACTTTCGTAGTAAATCATTTCCGCTGCTCCGGGTTGCCCCGGAGGAGGTCCCACCCTCAGAATACCTGTTGGCGGGAAAAGATCATTGTTGTCAACGACTATGTATTTTGCGGAATATGTCAGAGTTTGAACAAGCTTGGTTTCAGCGTTATTTTTGGCCTCATAAAGCTGATATCGAGAGTCAATCGCATTTGGAAAAACCGATAGACTCCCAACAGTATAACCACTATCTTGCGATGAAATTCTCGTAACAGCCATCAATTCTCCTCACGGCTTTCTTTCTTGTCTATTTTTTGCGCCATTTCTTTAAACTGCTGCAATATCTGAGCTTGTTTCATATTAAGTGTTTGAAGAGTTTGTTTTTTAATGGGAGTTTCTTCTGGTAAAGCAACCACAGTCTCGATCAACTCAGAATCTATATGACCGCTGGTCAGCATCTTCAAATTAATTTTCTGAGTAAGCTTTTCATTCCAGTAATTCATTTGCGACTCGAAGTCGTCAAAATGCTTCAAGTCCTCGATTTTGATCAAGCTTTTAAATGTCTCGATGAAGAACCTTGACTCTTCGGCGGTCCACTTTTTTCTTTCTTCAATTTGATTCAAGGATTCTAGGTGTGCGGTTTTTTGCCTTTCAAGTTGTCGAATATTGATTTTCCATTCTTGTATCGACAACTCATTCATCGTCGTGACTGGCTGGGCCGACAATTCTTTGATGCTGTGTTCCAACTTTTGTATGTTTATATCTAGCAATAAAAGCTTATCATTTGTTTCAGCGATTTCCAAATCCATCGATTGCAGCGAGTCTTTGCGATTTTTCAATTCTCGAAGACATTGCCACATTTTGGACTGAATGGTTGGCTCTTTACCAATTAGAAAATATTTAAGCTGAAAATAGCTGTGCCTTTGCGTTGGTTCGTGTTGCAAAAGTTCATTCACTTCGCTTAGAATCTGATCGTTTGAATTCATGTTGTTGCCCCTTATTAAATGAGTTTACAGGAAATTATAAATGTCAGGATTTCTATCATCCAAGCGGGCTTATCTTAGTGGGCCCATACAGTTTGCAACCGAAGACAAATGGCGTGAATATCCGACTGCGATTTTGACTGAAAAATTCAAAATAGATTTGTTTGATCCATTCAAAGATTCAAAACAAAATGCTCATGAAAAAATCAGAAATGCTCAAAAAAAAGATGATATTGAACAGATGGTCGCAGTAGCTAAAGGCTTTGTTCGTAAGGATTTAGGTCTAGTAGACCGTTGCGATTTCATAATTGCTTATGTTCCCTATGGTGTGCAAACTGTAGGCACGGTACATGAAATCATCAACAGCAATAACGCCAAAAAGCCTACTCTCTTGGTTACCAACAGAAATCACATCAAATATATTCCATTGTGGTATTTTGGTTTTGTGCCTACTCGATACATGTTTGCTTCATGGGACGAACTTTATTTGTATCTTTCCCAAGTTGACGAAGGTCTGCATCGCCACGATGACAGATGGAGTCTCATGTATGGGGATGTCTAACAAAGTTTTGCGCCAACAATTGATTTGAACTTGCATTCATGCACCATAGCTCTGTAAGCCCACTCACATTTGATTTCTTCCAAACTGCCTTCGTCTTCAAACTCTCCAACTTCCTTGAAAAATTTCTTGTTGATTAAGAGTCCGTTCAAAGTGGCATCGATGAAATTATTTTTGTTGTTTGCAACTGGATATACGATATCTTTTTCGCTATTCATGAAAAATGAATATTTTTCGTTCATTTTACTTCTGACGGTTGTTCCTGCAAATACAAGAAATGCCCATTCAGCAGGAGCGTGTCTCATGCCGACATTGATTAAGGAGGTTATGGTTGAGCCGCCTTTATAAACAGGGCAAATTTCCTTAATTAAAGCGACATCTTCCTTGGTTGCTTGATTGTCAACAACGCAAATGCAGGAAGCATTTTCGTATTTTGATTGGACGGAAAATACAGTTGTTTTTACCATGCTGATCGAATGATCTGGACACAGAATCACAAATCCGTATTTTATTTCTTTTTCTTGATATATTTCCAAGTTTTTCCCTGTCTTTCTGTAGGTTCACAAATAACAGAGAAAAACTTAAATTTTTTAGCTCAGATCAATATCAAAATCTATTACGATCACATCGTTGCTTGTAATAGGAACATATAAGTCAAATGTTCCACTCGTATAATCAGGAGTAAAATAATTTTGATTCCAACTAGATGGCGAACCCCCTGAGAAGGTAGGAACATATGCATATATGGTATTCATTGAATCATATTCAGGAAGACGGATGCCATTCACATAAACTCTTAAACTACCTTCCACAAATGGCGTGGACATATTATTTGTAAAATATGTCTGATAATCAACCGATGGATTATAAGGTACTAAATTGTAGTAATGCCCGTGCGGGTTGGCGAAAGAACCAACCACTCCTGCGCTGATGCTTGATCCGTCCCAAGTCCATGCAATGCTGGGAGAATCGCTAACGATCAAATTGGGATTAGTGTCGCCAAAAATGGCTGCGGTTGCATCAGGAAATTCAACTGTGAGCTTGGTTGCATCTGCTTGAATATTTGTGAGTTTATTTCTTTCCACATCCAACATACGAACAAAAGCGACAGGATTTGTTAGTGAGGGATGTCCTAAAGCTTGATATGCAAGAAGCTCTGTACCATCAACTATGGTGGTGACAGCGCCAGCCACGGTGCTGCTGTAGCCGTCCTCGTGCTTTGCAATGTTATGCATTGCATCATCAAATACAACTGTGCTGATTGTGCCGTCTGCATTCAGGGTTACATCAAGCCTGTCTGCTAAACTTGCCGTGCTTCCGGCAGCATCTGCCAATATCAAATCCATGTTATCAACGGCGTTGTTAATTAAAATATCCCGTTCTGCCAAAGTTTTCAGGGGCAGATTATCATAATTGAAATGATAAGGCTGTTCCGCTGCATATTGGGGGACTGGCAATTTGTCTAAATCGGGCATTTTTTTTCCTTTATTTTATATCAGACGAAAGAAAGTCTCCATGACCATGTAATTTGCATCTGATTTGTCTTGTTCAAATCTGGGAATGTTACCATGCTGTAAAGTTGATCATTTGACATTTGCAGGGCCATTTCATTTAGGCTATATCCATTAGCGTCATTCACAGTCAAAATTGAAGTAATAATGATTTGCGATGCAACATTGGGATCGACTGTTGATACTACTGGCTTGCTGACTACAGGAGTCCCACAATACAAAGCCATTCTGTCTGTGCTGATAAATTTAGGACTTCCGTTCGATGTTCCTCCATTTCCAAACACCATTCTGCTAATGTAGTACGGATAAGTGCCAATAAATTTGTTAGCCAAACTTGCAGCCAGAGCCTTGCGTCCATCTCCAAGAACTGTGTTGGGAAATTCAATCACATCAACACGACCAGAAAGATGTTCAATTACAGCTTGAACATCGCCCCTAGCTTTCAACCCAGAAAACATTTCCATCACAGTTCTCCTTTTTCTTCTGCACCATTTATGTAGTCAATTTTATATGAGATAGCTTCTTTTTGTTTTATAAAGTCTTCTGGACCGTTGTGTTCTTTTACTGCCAAAGACTGGACAACAGAAGAAGTCAATATAGCAGCGTTATAAAACACTCTGTATTGTTGCCCTTCAGTTAAGTCATCTCCGCTGACGAAAACAACAGGAATTTCATAGTATTTTGCATAAGGAATTTTGGAGTTGTTGATCTGCATCACGCAAACCACGGTGTCAGAACTGTCAACAAAATGTAGATATCCCGATGTAGTCCAGTTGGTGAGCATTGTATATTGATTTCTGCCACCAGTTTCATAGAAACTCATAAACAATTTGGTGGCATTTGGCATGTCTGGTCGAGAGAAAACACCCCCATTTTTTGGAACCAAGTGCCAAAACCCTGTCTCTACGGTGGTCAGGGCTGTCATGTCAAAATCAATCAGAAACTTTTTTTCATCAACAACCGTGACAATGAATTCGCCATCAATTGATGGATTGGAATCATAAATTACGATTTTGTTATTGTTTGACAAACTATGAAGGCTCTTGGTTGTCACCAAGGTTTTTGCAGTATTTAGAGAATAAGGAACAGCAGTTTCTATTTGATCTCTATTAGAAGCATTCCATATGTAATAAGCGCCTTCATAGGCAGTCACATTAGGACTCCCAGATCGAGTGATGTAGCTGAAGCTGTGATTTGGTTGGTCAAATACTTGACCCATGATGTCCGCACCTTTTGGCACATATCTGTAAATACTGACAGTTGCTGCTGTGCCTCCCGCTGTTAATGTTTGCCAGTAATGGTCATTGCCGGAAAGCGAGATTAGAGTGTCGCCTCCATCATCGCCGTTGATTGATTCCATCCAGTAAGAATCTTGGTTCATGCCATCATCTACAACTACAATGAAATTTTCTTTCAAAGAAAATGGCTCAGTTGTACTAGCAGTTGGCAGAATTGGATCGGCACTCATGTTTGGAGTACCATCACCATCCCATCGATATTGATTAAATCCATTTTGGATGTATTTATCATATTCAACATTCGTTGATGGTAACACAAGATTTAGACCACGATGACTCATGTAGCCGATTTGATTGTCAAGAATTCTCTCATATACAACTAAATTGGCACCAGCAACATCACCACCGCTGTATCCTTCGATCCAGAAGTAATCATATGTGCCATCGGTGTCTAAAACTTCAATGATTTTATATTCAACACCAGATATTTTTTGATAGAAATTATCATTTCTGATGTGCTTGCTGATGGGTTTCAATGATGTGTTTAAAACTTCCACCTTTGCTCTGAGAACTACAGTTAAATTTCCACTTATGGTGCCTGTTTGTGGGATAACCAAAGTTGAGTTTTCGTCGTATAGTTCGTAATTGTAATTACCAGATGTTAACGATGATAGACTTCCATCATATTCAATTGTCAATTCACCTTGGGGTGTAATATCAAGAATATCATGAGTGCCGTAGCCTGTAATTTCAATCGTCCAAGTTCCTGTAGCTGTTCCCCTAGCAACATCTGCCACAGTTTGTACGCCCATAGCACCCCAATCTTGAGTTGCATCCGCCAAAGATAAATAATTGTCCTGATAAATGTTACACAATGAACTGTAAGGACTTACATCGATAATAATGTTGAAAACTCTGAACGGAAAAGTACATGTATTCAATTCTCCGCTGATTTGGAAAATGTCGTTGCAGTCTTCAATTGGTTCTGTTGGAACGGGATTGATCTTTAAAACATGTTTATCTATTGAAATAATCTGATATGTTCCGTAATAAGGTCCGTCCAAAACCTTGATGAATCCGCTTCCGTTGGGCGATATTCTAATTCTTTCCATCGATTTGTTGTTGTACAAAACGATATCATCGTTGTAAACTGTACCGCTGGCTCCAGAAAGCACCGAATTTGCTTCAATATCTACAAGATATTGCTTCCCATAAGTATTTGCCGAGCCTCTGAAAATGCATTCTGTGTTATTTAAATCATTTAAATTGCTAAGGTTCATGCTCCTGTTGAAATACATTTGACCTTCACCGGCCAATGCGAATTCAGAGCCCTTAATTTTCACATAACACTCGATAGTTTCCGCAGGAGGCATAATAAAATCATCGAATGTACCGTAAAAATTCACGGTGTGAAGTACGGCATGAAACGGAGTGTTTTCTCTTATGACTTCAAAAAATTCATTGATTCTATCGTCGCAAATGTTGTCTACTTCAACATCGATATTGTAGTTGCTGCTGATGCAGTATTGACATGGATCAATGAATTGTCGGTCAATATCACAAGGGCTTTTAGAGTTGCGAATACTGCCGTTGTATTCTTCCATGTTGTAGATGTTTTCGCTGTAAGGAAATTCAGTTCTGATCTTTCCATATACAAGAAATTCATGAAATGGATGTCGTACTGGAATCAAAGTATCAAAAAAAGGATCATCTTCAGACAAACCTCGCACATTCCAGTTTTTGAGCGGATAAATTTGTTGGGATTCGTCTCTTTGATCAATCAGAGGCAAGCTTCTTAAATACATCTCATAAAGTTGTTCTGTAGGAGATGGAACAGCAGCGGTTTGGTACAATATCCTTACGATATCGCCGTTTCTAAGAGGCGTGCTAGTTGAAGTCCATGTCATCGTGGTGACACCGTCAACGGTACTGAAACTGACATAGCTGCTGTATGGTGTCAAAACTTGATAAGCTTGCTCAAGAACAGTTTGATGCCATAAAGCATATGTTCCTTCTGTACCTGTGCTTAAATCAAAATCTATTATGAAAGTGCTACTAGAATCAACAATTACTTTGTAAACTCCATCAATTTTTGGGACGCTGTTTGAATCGTAGATGTATATTTCATCATCAGTATTTAAACCATGATTGCTGAAACAAAAAATCTTGGTTTTTGTGGTGTCGGGAATATAAACTTCGATTGATGTAACGAGATGCTCAGTCTTAATGTACAACTCTATATTGTCTGGATCGGGCGACACATACAGTTGTTTTTCAAGAATAAATTCTTTGCTTCCGGTGCACAAAAAGGATTCTTGCCAAGTGTACTTTGATTTAATTTGCCAAAGTCTTCTTATATTTACAAGCTTCATGCTCGCATGTTCTAAGCCTTCCTCAAGACCACCTTTGGTGCCTTTTCTTTTGAATTGAGGGATTGCTCTTTTGATTTGGCCTCTCCATCTCGTTGGATCGGCAGTCTTCAACTTTAAGTTGAAAATATTAGACAGGTAGGGCAGCAGAGATTCGTGGATGCTATTTGCATCTTGCAAGTCAACAATTTGATTTGCCAAATTTTCAAGAGTTGTGAATCCCAAGGCTATTGATTGATTAAATCTATCGATTACAGATGGCGTGACATCATCAGCAGTCATGTACATTTTGTACATTTCTGGAGTGTATCTTTCCAGAAGAGTGTCGTACTTCTTTGGGTCTGTAAAGTGAGTGGGGATGCTGGTTGTTACCTGAGTGTTGCCACCCAAGCTGAATTTCAAATGTGATGAAAGCGATGTGCCAGCTACTAAAGATGTCCATGTCCAGCATACAAAGTAATCGCCTTCACGAGCTCCAAGTGGTTCCCAAACATATTCAAATAGTCCTATTGTCGTTTGATTATCCATGACCACAGGTTTTAAGGCATTGTCGCTATTGATTTGAGCAGACATCCAAACGCCATTTGAGCCCGCTGTGCCACCACTAAGGTCGTAATCAATAGCAAATGTATTAGCTCCTGTTACGGTAACTTTATAAGAATCATCAATCGGCGGGATGCAATCGGTGGCATACAAGTAAACTGTATCGCCGGTTGTAAAATTGTGCGGATCGTCTGTGGTTATTTCGACAGGATTTGCTGCTGTGATACCGGTAATCTTGTATCCAAGCCACGCAGGGAAGTTCGAGTTGCCAACAATTTTGATTGGCACAGCATCGTTGAAATAGAAGTTGTTTGATGTGACGCTTGCTTCAGCCGTGGCTCTGGCCAATTTGGCATTAGTAATATTTTCCTGTGTAGGACTATTGCACGCAAGAACTTCTGCTGCCTCGGCAATTGCCAATTTTGCAGGATTATATTTTTTTTCATCATATGTGCTGGTTTTGCCTGAACTAAAATCTCTTTCAACAAAGTAAATTGTTATATTATCAACTTTGTAAGGCATTTGCAGCAAGCAACCGCTACTGTCCGGTGTTAAGAACCTTAGAACAACAGAATCGGTAATAGTTGGATTTTCGTTGTAAAAAACCTGTGTCACAAATGCTCCTTATTCGTATGTGAATCCAATGGTAGTGACATCCGGTCTTATGATCTCGAAAAATTGCGTCGTAACCAAATTACCGCCGTTGTTTGGATCGTTTGTAGTGAAAGTAATATCAAGTCTGCTTATTTCTTTGATATCTGAAAGCACCTTGGCAATTTCGGTATCTTTAAGATTTTCATTAAATTCCCAATTTTGGATAGCAAAATAAGTGTCCAGTCTTCTTTGTATCTTTGTTCTAATTTCATCTTCAAATTTTCTGTACAATCGATCAAGCACAACATCAAGTGACATGTCAACTAAAAGCACCTGACCATCACGAATACAAACAAAATCTGTCAGCATTTTTTTATCGTTGATATAAAACTGCAAGCTATTCTTAAGGTCGTCTGAAGCAAGTTGAAGATTGCTTTGCCCTTCTAGAGCCAAAATATATAAATCGACAATATTACCAGCACAACCATAATTCCTAAGAACAGCCGTAGATTTGCCAATTTGTCCTTGGTATGGCGTTGCAAATTGATCTGTTAGTGTTTTGTAATCCAATCCTGTTACAGCACGATTCTGAGCTCTTTGCCAAGCAGGTAATTTTAAACGAATATCATCAATAGTA